TGTCAAAAGCAATCCCAAGACGCATGGCAGCTGTTACAAGCTGGGCCTATAACTGCGGCCTTGGTAACTACAGGGTGAGCACCTTCAAAAAGCGCATCGATGCCGACAACTGGGATGGTGCCGCAGATGAGTGCATGAAATGGAATAAAGCCGCTGGCAGGGTTTTGCCAGGACTAACCCGTAGGAGGGCGGCCGAGGCCGCGTTAATGCGATGAGTTCAGCAACCAAGACAGATCCGGCTAAGTGGAAGCGCATCGTCGCGTCCGTAAAAGCATCCGGTAAAGGCGGTGATCCAGGTCAATGGAGCGCTCGCAAGGCCCAATTAGCCACCCAGAAGTACAAAGCCTCTGGCGGGGGTTACAAAGGGCCTAAAAAAGCGGATAATTCGCTCTCAAAGTGGACGAAGGAAGACTGGGGTACGAAGTCTGGTAAGCCGTCTACGCAAGGCCCCAAAGCAACTGGCGAGCGTTACTTGCCCAAGGCAGCACGAGAGAAGCTCACCCCTTCTGAATACGCGGCAACCACGCGAGCCAAGCGCGAAGGCATGAGGCAAGGCAAGCAGTTTGTGCCCCAGCCCGAATCGATCAAGAAGAAGGTGTGGTAATGGCCTACGCAATGACTTACAACAACTTGGTGACAGACATCCAGCAATACCTGGAGCGCACCGACGCCGAGACTGTTGCTCGCATTCCCACCTTCATCGGACTTGCCGAGCAAGTCATTGCAAGCCAGATCAAGTTCCTTGGTAACTTGACCGTGCAAAACAGCACGATGAATGCTGCTAATCCAATTATCGACAAGCCTGCAAGATGGCACAAGACGGTTTCCATGAACATCACAGTGGCAGGCAAGCGTTATCCTGTTTTGCTGCGAAAGTATGAATACCTGCGTGAATACTGGCCAGATCCGACGCAGACTGGTGTTCCTAAGTTTTACTGCGACTACGATTACACGCACTGGTTTGTGGCTCCAACGCCGACGCTTGCTTATTCCTTCGAGGTGCTTTATTACGAAAGAGTTCAGCCACTAGACTCAACCAATCAAACCAACTGGTTCACGGTGTACGCGCCTCAAGCATTGCTTTATGGCTCACTGCTGCAAGCAATGCCATTCCTCAAAAACGATGAGCGCACACCGATCTGGCAGGCGCAGTATGACGCCATCATACAAACCCTTATGGCTGAAGATAAGCTGCGTATTGCTGATCGCCAGGCCATTGCCGCGGATAGTTAATCATGAGCTATACCAGTCCGTTTACAGGCGACGTTGTACAGCCTACTGACGTTTCGTATGAGTCCATCACGCTAACTGCTAACTTGCAGTTGGTATGGCCCATCAATGGCAATCTGACCACGGATACGCCAGCAGCACGCATCATGGATGTGTCAGCCTCAAGTGCTGGCCTTGAGTTGCGTATGCCACAAGCCGATCAAGTATCGGTAGGCCAAGATGCGCTGATTAAAAACACGGGCGCTAACACCTTCACGGTCAAGACCTATGATGGCACGGGCACGATTGTTGCCATTGCCTCGGGCACATCGCGCTACATCTATCTGACCAACAATGGCACTGAGGCTGGCACTTGGGCCAACTTCGAGTTCGGCGCTGGCACTTCGAGTGCAGATGCTGCCACCCTTGCTGGCGCAGGCCTGCTGGCATCTGGATTAACGCTTAATCAAAGCCATCCAGTTGAATCAGTCATTGCAAGTCAGTCCTTTGTCGATGGCGATCGCGCCAAGACTTATGTATGGTCTGGTGGCGTTACGACGGTCACATTGCCTTCTGCTGGTACTGTAGGAAATAACTGGTTCATGCTGTTGAAGAACAATGGCACGGGAACATTAACGCTTGATGCGCCAGGCTCACAAACCATCGACGGTGGTTTGACTAAGGCATTTGCACCCAATGAGTCAGCCTTCATCGTTTCCACGGGCACTGAGTTTGTCACGATCGGTTATGGTGTCAGCACGCAGTTTGAGTTTGGCATTCTGACCAAAACAGTAACCAATGGCACTTACACGTTAACTGCCAACGAAGCTGCCAACACGATCATGATCTTCAATGGCACGTTGTCTAATAACGTGACCATCATTGTGCCGCCTGTGATCAACTTTTATGTGATCAGCAATCAAACCACGGCAGGTGGCTTTACGTTGACCATTTCAACGGGTGCTGTAGGCGCTAATGATGCGCAGGTGCCTGCAGCAGGCCAGGCCACGGTATTTTGTGATGGCACAAATATTCTGAATGCCAACACCACACAGGCTGGCGGTACGTCCTTTAGCCTGGTTAATGGCTCTGCTGGCAGTCCATCATTGAACTTTGGCTCTGAGACCAACACAGGCATTTACAGGCCTGGCGCTGGGCGTTTTGGCGTTTCTATTCTCAGTAATTTAGTCTTGGATGTTACGGCATCAGGCATCAATGTTACGGGCACTGGCAACTTTACAGCAGGCATCAGCGGGGGCACCTTCTGATGACCAAGAAGGTTTTCGCGCTTGATACCAAGCCTGGCATTCAAAGGGATGGGACGCTCTTTGATAAAGAGTTTTACTCTGATGGCAGGTGGGTAAGATTTCAGCGTGGCCGTCCTCGCAAGATCGGTGGTTACCGCGAGATCATCAATAATCTGGCAGGCCCCTCACGGGGCATTTTTGTAGTTGTCCGCAATCTTTTTAATAACGTATACAACGGCTACAGTGATGGCTTGCAAGTCCTTCCTGTCAATAACACTGGTGTAGGCTCAGGCCTTCAAGATTACAGTTTTGGCGGTCCTATTGCATCATTATCAATTGCTGATGCAGGCTCTGCCTATACCGATGGTACGTATACCAATGTGCCTTTGAGCTATACCACCTCGGGCACAGGCGTAGGTGCTGTAGCTACAATCACGGTGACAGGCGGTGTGATTACAGCAGCCACGATCACAGGCTTTGGTGTGCATTATGTGGCCAGTGAATTGCTCACAACGGCCAACACAAATATTGGTGGCACTGGCTCTGGCCTTGTCTTGCAAGTAGCAACCATTGACTCGCCATTTACAGCGTCTGATGTCAATTCCTGGCAGTTTGATACGTTCACAGACACGGTAAGCTATCAAACCAACTTGCTGTTAGCCCACCCTTCGAGGGATCTGGATAACATTGATTCAGACATCAATACGCCACTGCTTTGTGGGCCGTTATCGGGCACTGTTTTGTGGGCTGCAGGACTTTTTGCAGTGGATAGCTGCACGGTTACTAGTGGCTCAGCGACGGTCACGCTTGCAACCATCAACACGAAGATTGCTGCAGGCCAATTGGTCAAAGGTTATGGCATTCCTGCTGCCACCACAGTAGTGTCAATCGTCGGTACCACGGTCACACTCAGTGCTAATGCCACGGCCACATCAACAACCACGCTGACGTTTGACAATCAAGTCTCAATCTCAGGCGGTGTGGTTGCCCTGCACCCCTACGTGTTTGTGTATGGCAATGATGGCCTGATCAAAAACTGCTCAGCAGGTGATATTGATGACTGGGTCTCAGCAGACGCTAACGAGGTCAATGTGGCCACGGGCAAGATCTTGCAGGGTTTACCCGTCCGAGGTGGTTCCAACGCGCCTAGCGGCCTATTTTGGTCCTTAGACAGCCTTATTCGCGTGTCCTTCACGCCTCAAACGCTTGGTGTGCCTGGCACAGGGAATTTTGCTGCCACCACGTACTGGCGGTATGACATCATCACAAGCCAGTCGTCATTTCTGTCGTCATCGGCAGCCATTGAATACGACGGCATTTACTACTGGATCGGCACTGATCGATTCCTGCTTTATAACGGTGTCGTCAAAGAAGTTCCCAATCCAATGAACCAGAATTACTTCTTTGATAACTTAAATTACGCACAGCGCCAGAAGGTCTGGGCCACAAAAGTTTCAAGGTTTGGTGAAGTATGGTGGTTCTATCCACGCGGCAATGCTGTTGAATGCACGGATTGCGTGATTTATAACATCCGTGAAAACACCTGGTACGACTCTGGCGAAGCTTATGGTGTGCAGCGATCTGCAGGCTACTTCACGCAAGTATTCCGCTATCCAATTGAAGCAGGGTATGAAGTCAACACGGCAGATGCCATCAACCAGGTCAGCATTACCGATTTGGGAACTGGTTATACCGATGGCACGTACAGCTATGAAACGCTAACAGGTGGTACAGGCACTGGCGCAACGGCCACGATGGAAGTTGTTGCAGGCTCAGTGGTACAAGTCACGATCAACAATCGTGGCTCAGGCTATACCGTGGGAGATACGCTTACAGCCACGCTTGATGGCATTGGTGTCGACTTTGAAATCACGGTTGATACGCTCATGCAATTGGTCTCGTTATGGCAGCATGAAGTGGGCAAGAACCTCGTTAAGGGCACCAATGTATTGGCCATTGAAAGCTCATTCACCACTTCAGATCTTGGTGTGATTGCAGGTGGTCCATCACAGCCAAGTCCAGTGGGTGAGAATCGCTGGACGCGTCTTGAGCGCGTGGAGCCAGATTTCATCCTCGAAGGCAACTTGGACCTGTACATTGTTGGTCGTCCTTATCCTGATCAGCCCGATCAAATCACAGGTCCTTACACCTTTGACTCGGTCACAGGCAAGATTGATATGAAAGAGCAGCGCCGATTGCTGCGCTTAAAGTTTGTGTCCAATCAAGTTGATGGTGACTATCAAGTCGGTAAAATCCTTGTCGATGCCGATTTGGGCGACGTTCGAGGTTACACAACATGACGATTGCGCTTGTTTATGATCCTCGGTATCACACCTTCGAGTCATGGGCAGCACTCATGTGTGAGGCTTATGCAGGCCAACAGTTGCAAATTCCTGGCCCTGATGTGGACTTTAAGTCTTGGGGTGCAGGGCTTAAGGCCATCGATATTTTTGCCAATGAAGGCATTCCTGAGCCATACCTCTTTGATGACTGGCAAGAGTGGGCTTCAGCCTTAGTTAACGCTGTCAATGCGAGGCCAGAATAGCATGGCTTTATACGATCGCAGTCTTACAAATTTAGCGTCGGAAGATGACTTGGCGGCAACGCAGTCGCCACTCTCATTTGCTCTTCCAACTGATTGGGGTGTTGCTGGCGGTTTGTATGACGAGGAAGCAGAAAAGATCAATTATTACAACACTCAGGGAATTACGCCTGAAATGCTGCTTGCGTCGTCTTATGGCGTTACGCAAAGCGACATCGATTGGATGCGTCAGCATGGCTACACAGTAGGGGCCGGTGCCACACAAGGCGCTCTTTCAGGTGCTGCTGATACGGTCACTTCGTCTGCTGGTGTTGACACTGTAACCTCGTCTGTTGGCACTGATACGACTCAAGAAAACAGTGCAAAAAACTTAAAAGATTTTGTTTCTGGAAATATAACTAACCCACAAGCTATTGCTCAGTATGCCCAGCGATTTGGGCTTGGTCTTGATGACTTGGCTTTGGCCATGGGGTCATCACCCACTCAAGTCCAACAATATTTTCGTGATGCGGGCTTTCCTCTCGGAACTATGCTTACCGGGACTTTGCAGCGGACTATGGGGACTGATACTGGCATTAGGCAATTAGACAAAGGTGAAGATGTTGTTGCTGAGCGTGCCATAGGGATGCAAGGCAATAAGGTTTTAGTTCAGCAATATGACGCATACGGGCAACCCACAGGAACAAGATTGGCCGAGCCTAATGCGCCAGATTATGTGGGATGGATTCAGGCGCTTGGCCTAGTATTGCCTGGAGCTTTGCCTGGAGTTGGTGAAGCAATTGGATCTGCGCTAGGCGCGACGGGTGCTGCCGCGAGCGCCATCGGATCTGGCGCAATTAATTTTGCTTTGCAAATTGCTGGCGGCGCCGATCCTGTGGACGCATTAAAAGGTGCCGTTTTAAGCGCTGGTGCTGGATTTGTAGGGTCGCAAATTAGTTCAATGTTGCCTGCCGAAATAGCAGGGGCTGGCAAAAATGCCATCACACAACTTATAACAACAGGAAAGTTAGATCCTGCTGCGTTAGCAACAAGTGTTGGCACAAGCTTTGCCACAGACGCTTTGGCAGCAGAAACCGGCATGGACAAAGCCACCGCTGGGAAGCTTGTTACAGCAGGCTTGCAGGCCTTCCAAGGCAACGAATTAGCCGCACTGACATCATTAGCTCAGGCCGGTATTCAATCGGGCCTAGCAGGCACGGGAGTAACAGCACAATCACCCCAAGATCGCGCTGCATTTCTTGATGCTAATGCTGCACCACAAGGCGCTGGCGCACTATCACCCATCGCTGCTGAAGACGAGCAGATTGCCATACAGCAGCGCCAGAACGCTGCCAACCAAGCATTAACAGACTACATGGGGTCAGGCAATGACTTAAGCCGTGAAGGCTTGGTAAGTCAGTTGCAAAGCCTTGGCCTTACGGCAGATCAAGCCGAGGGTTATGCGCAAAAGGCTGATCAGCAGATCAACATGCAACGTGTTGGCGCTGATGTGATGAATCGCTACTCAAAGATTGATCCAGAGTTCGGCACACCGCAGCTTGATCGAAACGCAGCCTTGGAAGAAATGGTTGCTGCTGGCTTTTCATCTGATCGTGCCAATGAAATATTAAATGGTATTGATGCGCAGAATGCGATCAAGTTAGAAAACAAACTGAGCGTTCAATCTGCTTACAATAATTTAACAAAAGGTACGGGTACTGAAGAGCAGTTGCGCAGTGCCATGACAAGCGCCGGTTATACCGATAATGAGATAAACAATCTTGTCACGAAAGGCTTGGGCATCCTCGAAGGCAGCAAGTTAACTGCTGGCGAGCAAGCACAAGAACGTGTCTCGCAACTGCCTGATGTTCGCGCTGAAATCTCTGCCAAGCCAACCTTCTCTGAAGCTTACAAGCTTGCGCGAGACACTTACGGATCAGGCGCTACATTTACTTGGCAGGGCAAGTCTTATAGCACAGACACCTTCCAAGAAAACCCTGCACTTGGCCTGGTGCCCGTTGCAGGCAGTGGCCGTGGTCAAGCAGCAGGTAAGACTGCAGAGCAAGAAGCAGCACTTCTTGCAACGGCTGAAGAGCTAAAAAGAATTGATCCAGTTGCTAGAGCATCACTTCTTGACTCGGCATCCGTAGACTATGGTGCTGTAAGTCCCGAGGGCAACGCGCAAGGGCTTACACAAACTGCAGCCGATAAGCTTGTGCAATCAGTCATCCCTGTAAACGCCATCAAAACAGCGTTTGGCATGACAACAGAGGCTGCTGGTAACACGCTCAAAGCCTTCGGCACGATTGGTGAGTCATTAGGCTTTAATACGGCTCAGATGTCTGACTATGGCCGCAAGCTTGAAAACATCGCCCAAGAACTTTATCCGCAAGCATTGAGGACCAGCGAGTCCGAGGTCAAGAATAGATTTGCCAGCGCTAACTCAGCCGCCGACATTGGCCGCGCTCTTAAAGATTCGATACTGAATAATCCTGGCGCAGTGGCCAAGATGATTGGCGTAGAAGGCCTGCAGGAACTGCCCAACATTGCACTAGCACTAGCCACAGGCGGCACATCAGCCCTCATCAGATATGGCGGTATGCTTGCAGGATTAGGGCTTGATGTTGTCGAGTCTGCTGGCTTACAGGGCGCTCAGAAAGTCGATGAAGGCCTGGCCAAGGGCTTAACACGCGCTCAAGCAGTTAAGAGTGCTGTAGACGATATGAAGGCTGCTGGAGCCGTCACAGCCGTGATGACGGCTGCTGCCGATAAGATCCCATTTGGCGGCACCATAGCCAAAACTATGATCAAAGGCTCAGCAGGCGAGGGCAT